TGGATGTTGCTGTACAAGTCCGACATAAGAACACTCCCATATTTGTGCAAGTATACAAATGCACAGAATTTTGTACAAAAGAGTTGACTTGTACAGATGCCTGTACTATAATACAGACATGGGCAGTACAGAACACTGTACAATATAAACTCTCTACACCCTTATATTAGTACAGCTTTCCGTACTTGTCAATAGATTTTAGCAAATGGAGGTGGAATTTTGAAAGAAAACTTCCGTTCTGGCTTTGAGCTGGAAGTGAAGATGAAGCTGTTGCAGCGAGGTATGAAGCAAACGGAGCTGATTCAGGCGGTTCAAAGCGATACTGGATTGTTCCTTGATGATTCGTACCTCTACAAGATTCTTCGCGGTGAGCGAAAGCCGGAGAAGATTATTCAGAGCATCTGCAAGATTCTGGAGATTGAGCAGAAGGAGGGCTAAACATGGAACAGATTTTGACATTGAAGGTAGACCTTGAGCACCCGGACGATGCGAAGTTTGCCATTGACGAAGCGGTCAAGGTCTACGAAGCAGACAAGCTCAAGTGGGCAGAAGATGAAATTGCCGAAGCGAAGCATCTGGCAATGAAGATTATGGAGCAGTTGTGCTTGGATGGGTACAGCATTGAATGGTGCAGAGTCACGGAAGCGTACTGCTACAAGGCGGTTTCTATTTGGCTTAGTAAACCGGATGATGAAAGTTTTAAGCGAAATGCAACGTGCTGCATCCCTTCTGCTTCTTTTGATACTTGGGTTGCCAAGTGTGTCTGCCTGTGTCGGGCTACCGGCAGAAACGTGCCCGCGTTCATCATTAAAAAGGCTGGTGAGTGCTGGTGACGAAATTTCGCAAGGCGCAAAGCCGCAAACGCAGACTGAAGCTGGCAATGGCTACTGGCGTATCCCGAAACGATGCCAACAAGGTGCTTTGGATGGAGAAGACCATCAATCAGTGCTTTGAGCGCCACAATCGGGAAGCCAGACTGAAAGAGGAGATGCAGCGTGGAAGAAAAGTACTGTGAGCGCTGCGGTGTCTTTCTTGGCTTTGTAAATCCGTGCAAGAAATACTGTGAAGAATGTAAAATCATTGTTCGCAGAGAACGGCAGGCTCTTATAAAGAAAGGGATCAAGGCTAAGCCGGAACCGGCTTTATGCGCTTGGTGCAAGAAGCCAATGGTTCGGAAGGTCTGGTCTCAGAAGTATCACCCTGAATGCGCAGCAGATGCAAACAAGGCTTTGACCAAAAAGTACAAAGCCAAAAAGCAAAAAGAGCTGAATGAGTTAAAAGCATCTGGTGAGTTCAAAATTACTTGGGATGTGCAGGAGCCAGAACGTGCGAGACCTCAAAAGCGCGAGCCTCCAAAGTATACCGTGCGACAGATGAACGATGCCGCAAAACGATATGGCATGAGCTACGGCCATTACAGTACTTTACTTGCACAGGGAAAGGTGAAGGCTCCTGATGAACGGTAAATACTACGGCAAGCGGGAAATCCGCTGGCGCAGCCGGGAGAAAGAACGGCTGGAACACATCCAACGCAAGCGAAGGATGGCAAACGATGAAGAGGGCAATAAGCAACTTCAACAAAAGCAGCCCGTGGCAGAAGCGCTGGCAAAAGCGTGAACCTTTAAGACTGGAGCATATCGAGAAAGAAAGAGTGAACAAAAATGAAAAAAATCAAAGTCAGAATCACATTCACCGAAGCGGTTCTCGGCACATGGCCTAGCAATCAGAACATCGCGCGAGAGTTCATCGCCAGCAAGTCCCCTGATGCAAACACCATCGAGGACGAAGTTGCTGCTCTGGGCGCTGATGCTGTGGCAGATAAGGGCATGACGGTGTTTCCTCGCAACGAAAACGGTGAGCCTATCTTGTATGACTACCAGATTAAAGGTTTCTTCAAGGATTCCTGCGGTATGCTGGGTCGTATCGGCGGCAAGACCGAAACTGGCAAGAAGAAGGCCGTGAACGAAAGCGGCAAGCTGACGGCCTACAAGAAGGTCATTGATGGGTTGATTTTCGTTCAGCCCCGCATGATTCCCATTCATGTGAACGGCGAGATTACCGAGTGCCAGCGCCCGCTCCGCGCACAGACAGCGCAGGGCGAGCGCGTCAGTCTTGCCAACAGCGAGCAGATTCCCGCTGGTTCGACCTGCGAGTTTGAAATCGTTCTTCTGGATGATTCTCATGAGAAGGTCGTGCGTGAATGGCTGGACTACGGCGCTCTGCGTGGCATCGGCCAGTGGAGAAACAGCGGAAAGGGCCGTTTTACTTACATCGCTTATGAGGTGAAGGACTGAGCGCAACGGCATGGCATTGACGGCCCTGATTCGCGGAGGCAAGGCTGAGGTTCGATTGGCCGTGCGTCGCGATGCACGGCAAAGGCGAAGCATGGCGAAGCGAAGCAATGGCATAGCGTCGTGAGGTAAAGAGAGGCAGAGCAAAGGCAGGGCGAGGCTTCGAGCCGAGTGGCAAAGGCAAGGCAAGGAAACGCTAGGAGCTGCAAAGGAATAGCATTGAAAGGCAATCTGTAGCGAGGGCGATGCGAAGCGAAGTATGAAGAGAGGCAATGGCGATGCGCTGATTTGACGAGACTTGCAAAGGCATGGCGGAACAATGCTCAGACGAGCAATGGAATTGCATGGAACCGATATGAGCGGCGAAGCAAAGGCTATGGATGCAAGGCGTAGCTTTGATAAGCAAAGGCGGAGCGGAGCATAGAAACGCAAAGGCAACGGAAAAGAATAGAAACGATAGGCTAAGGCATTGAGTAGCTAGGAGCAGAAAAGCAAAGGCAAAGCAATTTATCGAAAAGCAACGGCAAAGCATGGTATAGCCGTAATTTGCAATGGCAAAAAATGAAAGGAGACAAGATGAAAGCGTTTATTGAAGTTGCCCTGATGTGGGGCATAGCACTGGCAGTGGTTTTGGCGGTATTTCTGCTGAACTTCTGGATGGTGCGTCACATCGGAATTCTGGTAGGAGCATCAGCTGCCCGTGGAATCATCACGGTATCTGTGGCGATGGCTACGGCATGGATACTGAGTTTTGGAGGTAATAAGAGTGAAAAGCCTGAAAGCTAATGTCCTTTGTACGCTTGGAATCGCGTTAGCGATCTTTTCAGTAGGATGCGGCGATGCAATTCAGAAAAGTCAGAGCACAGTAGCAATGTTTGGATACGTTTTCCTTTCGTGTAGTTTCCTCGCCGCAGCACTCGTCTTGTGCGCCATTGGGGTCAGCTCTGAAAATGAACGTATCGAACGGGAAAATCGCAAAGTAAAACGCATTCCTCACCACACCAACGAGTGGAGGGATGCACGATGAAATGCCCGATGTGCGGTAGTGACAACATTACAACGGTTGACAGCCGGTCTGCCCCCGACAGCATCGTTCGCAGAAAAAAGTGCCTTGTATGTAACTACCGGTGGTCTACCATCGAAATTGACAAAGACCAGTGGCACAGTGCGTTGCAAATCAAAGAGGAACGCAAGAGAGGGAGACCCAAAGATGATTAACCTTGACAGATTCGGTGGCGTGACAGAGCCGGATGATGGCGTGTATTTCCTAACCCGTGAGCAGGAAGCAGAAGCCAAAGAAGCTGACCGGCTGGCTGAGATCGAGGACTTGCAGTCTGAGATTGAGGGCAGGGAAGCAGAGCTGAAAGACCTCCGTGCACAGTTGGCAGACCTGATGGCTGGTTGATTTTATATAGCCAAGTTAAGCCGAAGTAAGAACAATGAAGCCTAATGAAGCCAAAGAAAGGAAACGTATGGACAACAGCAAAATCCATGAAGCTCTGATGGCTGTTCAGTCAGAGCTGAAAGCCCCGAAGGGGCAGATGAACAAATTTGGCGGCTACAAGTACCGCTCGTGCGAGGACATTCTCGAAGCGGTCAAGCCCATCTTAAAAGCGCATGGCCTTGTGCTACGGCTTTCCGACAAGCCTGTTATCGTTGACAGTTGGCACTACATCGAAGCCACTGCAACAATTGAATCGCAGGATAGTGCCACTTACACGGTGACTGCATACGCTCGTGAGCCTGAGTTTAAGAAGGGCATGGATGATTCGCAGATTACCGGCACAGCAAGTAGCTACGCCAGAAAGTACGCTTTGAACGGTCTGTTCTGCATTGACGATACGAAGGATGCCGACACGGACGAGTATCAAAAACAGACCGCAAGCAGGGCAAGCAAGCCTGCGCAGAAGCAAACGGAAGCGGAAACCATCCCACCATGCGCTTGCTGCGGAAAACAGTTGCAGCCTATTCAGTACAACAACCGCACCGTATCGCCGCTGGAAACCGCAAGAAGCACGAAGAAACGCTTTGGGCGCGTCCTGTGTTGGGAATGCGCTCAGAAACAGCCGAAGGAGGGCTAAACAATGCTTAACTCTATCGCAATTCAGGGGCGTTTGGTTCACACGCCCGAAGCTAAGGTCACGAAGTCTGGCAAGGATGTTTGCACGTTCAGCATTGCTTGCGACCGTCAGAGCGGCGGTCAGAAGGAAACCGACTTCTTCAACTGCACCGCATTTGGTAATACGGCACTGTTCGTTTCCAAGTGGTTCCAGAAGGGTAGCCTAATTCTGGTGACTGGTAGCATCCAGCCCCGGAAATATATCGACAAGCAGGGAAACAACCGCACTGCAACGGAAATCATGGCAAACAAAGTTGATTTCTGCGGTGGAAAGTCTGACGGCAAGTCCTCCGACAAGGCGCAGGATGCACCGCAGAACTACTCTCAGGGCAACACGGATGACTTCTTTGTGATTGACGACAGTTCTGATCTCCCTTTTGACTAACGGTTACGCTACCGGAACAAAAGGCAAACCGCCTACCTTATATAAGAGCTGCGCTATCTGGCTGGACGGGCGTTTGGAAGATGATTACCTGTTGTCTCAACTGCAAATCACGCCACACAGCTTGCCACGACACTTGCGAGAAGTACAAGACAGAGAAGAAAGACTTTGAGGATCGCAAGGCATTCGTGCATGAGTTGAACCACAGCCAGAGCGTGTACCACCGCAACTACGAGGATAAGCACCGGGAACGCGGCAAGAAGCGGTTTCTCGGAAGTGAATTTAGAGGTGAACAAGGATGAACGAATGGAGAGATATAGTAAAAAATCCACCTCACAAATTGGATGGAGATTCGAGGGGGAACATTTTGGTTTGGTATAGCAATACGAAACGCGCAGAAGTTGTGAAAATGACCGTTGCGGTGTCGTTTCCTGACATTATGCCGTTCTGGATGCCACTCCCCAAACAACCAAAAGACAACGAATGAACACCGGCAAGCAGTTTGAAGCGGACTTCAAAGCATCCGTTCCACCCGATGCGTGGTGCTACCGCCTGAAAGACAGTGCTGCCACATATTATGGCGGCAACGAGAACCTGTCATTCTCCATCGACAACATCTGTGACTTCCTTGTGTACCGTTACCCGATGAACCACCTGTTTGAGCTGAAAACCATTGAAACGCCCTCTATCCCTCTGGAAAAGGTGTTCGGCAAGTACGACAAGGCAAAGTGCAAATACCGCAAGGAAAAGCACATCACGGACATGGTGGAAGCGATGGGGTACAGCGGTCAGACCGCCCATGTGATAGTCAATTACAGGGCGATCAACCGCACCTTTGCAATCCCCGCCAACAAGGTTCTGGCGTTCCACTACAACGAGAGCCGCAAGAGCATCCCTTGGCAGTGGGCAGAGCAAGAGGGGATAGAGGTCAAAGCAAAAAGGCTGCGTGTCCATTGGCGGTATGACGTGGATGCACTGCTAAAGAGACTGGAGAAAGAAAATGAGCAGAGTTTTCAAATGTGATCGTTGCGGCGAGATTTTCAAAGAACACGACGGCGCAGAGAGAATGGTTGAAGAAGCAGAGGAAGAATGGGATGAGATTGAGGAAAAAATGCAAAAGCCTTACATCAATCCGAATTCTGTCAGCAACCATATACAAACAATCCACATGAGCAACTGTGGCACTGTTGACTGGCGTAACAGCGACTATGACCTTTGCCCCTCTTGCATGGCTGCACTCAACGACTGGCTGAAAGGAGAACAGAAGTGAGAAAGCATCGTTTTATCTGTCTTATGATTACAATTCTGGCACTGTCACTCACACTGTTATTTACATCCTGTGGTTCAACATCTGCTGATGCTGAAACTAAAACTGAAACCGCTGACCACCCTTGCTACCATGTTACAGTTTATTCCCCGGAAATTGAAAAAGTAGGTTACGGTAGCGCACGGCATCCAAAGTACACCATTACGGTGGAAAGCTTTAACGAGCTGATTCCGATCTCTAGTGCAAGAGATTACAAACTACTCCAAATACCTCTGGGAGACGGTCGATTTGAGCTTGTATCCACTTCAATGGTTGAAATCGAATACTACTGAAAGAGGTAGAGATATGCAAAGGAAAATTTCAGACATTCTGCCCGAGACCGAAATCTTGGCGCAGTTGGCAGAAGAAGCGTCCGAACTGGCACAGGCTGCATTGGAGCTGCGCCGTGCGCTGGATGGCACGAACCCGACACCGAAGAGCGTTGAAGAGTGCCGGAGCGCATTTGAAGAAGAGTACGCAGACGTTGTGAACTGCATTATTGCGTTGGACATTGACGATGCAGCCTTTGATCGGATGCGGAAAATGCAGTACGAAAAGGAAGTCCGCTGGCTCTCTCGCCTTGAAGCAAAGGAGCAGTCAGATGAATAAGCGCAGAAGAAAGCATATCCACGAAATCGCAGACTCGCTTAGCCAGTTGAAGATGCAGATTGATGCACTATACGGTGAAGAATCTTCTGCTTTTATAAAAATTCAGAAGTCTATGCGTAATATGGCTGAATACGAAATCTCAAAGAACGCAGTTGATATGCTCGAATCTGCATCTTTGAGAGTAGAAAACGCAATTGCATTTCTTGAAGATGCGGAGAGCTGAGAGAAAGGTGGAGCTAATGGACAAGGAACAGCTTGCAATCGCACGGTTGCAGGACGCTGCAAGGCTATCAGAGCATCGGTACGATTTGATGGAGGATAACAATGGCACTGTTGAACCATGAAGAAACGATTGCGTTTTTGACACAAAAGGAAATTCAAGACGCTTTCTGGATGCGACCGCAGAAACGGTGCGTGACAAGTGTAAAGTTTAAGTGCGATTCGTGTTGGACTGAAACGCAGATTACAGACCCTCGATTCGCAACGGAAGTGATGAAAAAGAATCCAGAAAGTCCAAAATGCCCGATTTGTGGCGAAACAATGAGATGCATAAGTTGCGATGTAACAGTGAGGGATTAGTATGTTTGAATTTGTAACCCGCTGGCTGGTCTGCTTAGTCCTGCTGGCGGTAGTGGTTCAGTCTGAACGGACAATCAAGAACATGGCGAACAGCCTGTTTGAAAAACGACAGGCAATGCTCGTCTGGCTGTTCGTCAACGTGTGTCTGGTCGTTTGTACGGCTGTTGTGATGGGGTGGAGGTAAAAACATGAACAGATATGACATTGAAAAGAGGATGGAAAGAAGCCGTAGAAAATTTGCGATTCTGCAAAGCGTTGTAATCGCTTTTATTGCAGTCACGGCAGTCTCGTCTATCATACTTTCCATCTTTATGTATAAGGGCTTGTTTTCCGCAGACATCCCAGAATGGATGAAGTGGGCGTTTGTATTTCTTGGGAGGTAAATATGGAAATTAAATCAAGAAATGATATTCCAATGCCGTTTAGCGACATTGATGTTGCGGAAGCGTTTTATCATCATTCGGAGCTTTACATGAAAACAGAGAATGTTTCAACTACGGTAGCAAGCGGAAATTTTACTACGCTGGTTTATAACGCTGTAAATTTGAAAAACGGTTCGTTCAAAAGTTTTGTCGGTTCAGAAAACGTTCAAAGGGCTAAGGTACATATTGAGAGAGAGTAACCAATGGAAATGGAAAATGAATTTTACTGTCCGATGAAGCTAACCAGCAATCCGCTTGGTCGGTGCGTCTGCGAGAAAGAAAAGTGCGCTTGGTGGCGGCAGTTGGACAGCTGCTGCTCCATCTGGTGGATTGCAACCGAGCTGGGTAAAATCGAAACGAAGATGAAGAGGTGAGAACGTGAACGAATGGATTAGTGTTAAAGATAGACTTCCTGATATTCCGAAAAACGATTTTGCCAGCGATTATGTTTTGGCTCACGACAAAAAAGCTGGTGACTGGGTAGCCTATTATGATGCAAACGGTGGTTGGTGTGAAGCAAGAGAGTGCTTCCCATTCAAAAATGTTACACATTGGATGCCACTCCCAAAGCCACCGAAGGAGGTCTGACACATGGCAACACCCCCGAAGCGTGGTCGTGGCAGACCGCCGCTGACCGAAGCTGAAAAGAAAAAGCGTGAGAAGCGGGCGCAAAAGGCAAAAGAGCAAGCCGCCGAAAAACGTGAAAAAGAGCGTGAGAAGAAGAAACAACAGATGCTTAACAAGCGGAAATCTATACGCTCACAGGTGAGTAAAAAGGTGAAAGAACAGCAGGAGTTGGCTATCGAGAAGTCGAAGATGATGAATACAGGTGATTTGCAGTCGAGAATCGGTGATGAAGAGGACAAGAAGGTCATCGGCATGATTGCTGCAAAGTATTTTGGCGACCTTCCGAGCGTGGATATGAACAACCCCATTGAAGTGCAGCAACGCCTTGACTTCTTTTTTGACGCTTGCATCGAAGCCAGAATCTCTCCTGTGGTGGAATGGATTGCACTAGTGCTTGGCATCGAATGGCCTAGCCTGAGACAGATTATGACAGGCAAACGCCGTGACGACAGCTTACAGCAGAAGTACATCCTGAAGCTGATTCTGCAAATGCAGTCCATGTGGGCGTACAACGGTATGTACGGTCAGGAGAATCCGGCAGAGTGGATTTTCCGAGCAAAGAACTACTTCGGTATGCGTGACAACGTGGAAGTTACCGTTGCCCCGCCAGAACAGCCGTTGGGCGATGCCCAAAGCGTAGAGCAGCTTGCCCAGAAGTATCAGACGACTTTGCCGAAGGAGATTGACGTGGAGTACAGAGAGGTGGACGACTAATGCAAACTGACAGAGGAATCTACCACAAGCGAGTGTGCGACCGCTGCGGAGCGGTACAGGGCTGTAGAATGATGAACCCTGACGAATACTTCAAAGACTGGGCGTGGCGAAGGGACACAGGCGACCTGTGCCCGGAGTGCTATGAGGAGTATAAGCGCGTGATCGGGCAATTCAATGCCAACAGAAAGAGAAAGAGAGGGGAGAGATAATGGACGTTTACTGCACCACCGAACATTGCTCTTGCATGGGCATCAAGCAGTTCTCCGCTGGCAAGGCTATCCGATGCACAGAAGAATCCTGTGAGAACAAATCCGAGCCGTCCTGTGGCTCTTGCAAATGGTACGCAGAGCCGGAGGGCGTGTGCGTGAACGACCAGTCAGAACACGTTGCATACTTCGTGTGGGATGAACGTGGATGCAAAGAATGGGAGAAGAAAGATGAAACGTCAGCAAACCTATAAAGGACTTATTGGCAAGGGCTGGTACGACCAAAGCGAATTTAGCCACAGATACGCTTGCTGGGCAAATCATCGCAACAACTGGGCTATCCGCAAAGCTGACAACCGCAAGCTGGCAAAGGCAAGATTGAAGCAGATTGAACGCCAGCAAATCAGAAAGGAGCTGGACGAATATGAGTTATGATATTTCACTGTGCGACCCAGTAACACACAAACCGCTCAAAGCAGATAGTACGCATTTTATCGCTGGTGGTATGCGCGCTATGGGCGGAACGAAAGAGCTGTGGCTCAACGTCACCTATAATTACGGTCACTTCTATTATCAACCGGAAGTGTTTGGTGAGAACGGAATCCGCTCCATCTATGGCAAAACAGGCGCAGAAAGCATTCCGATGCTTGAAAAGGCCATCTCCGCACTAGGTGACGATGTAGACGATAGCGACTACTGGCACGCCACAGAGGGCAACGCTAAACGCGCTTTGTATGGTTTGCTGGCATTTGCAAAGATGCGGCCTGACGGTGTGTGGGACGGAGATTGAAAGGCGAAAGAAAAATGTCTTTGTTTGAAATTGTACTCGGTTTTGTTTTGACGACAATGATTGGTTTTGTGCTCGTTTTTCCGATTTATTTGGTCGAAAAATATATAGTTCTTGGCATTTTGGACAAATACATAGACAACGTAATCTTAAAAGCCATTGCGGTTGTAGCAGTCAATGTTCTTTTCTTTCTCGTTGGGTTTGCAATCATCTTTAGCGTTTACGGTTATAAGTGTTGATAACACGATTTGAAGGGAGAACGTGCAATGAGAGCCAGACCGATTGATGCCAATGCACTACGGAAACGCATTGAAGAATGGATGCAGGAATTAGAGCAAGAGTTTACTGTTGAGTACGCCTACATGGGCTATGCGCTAGACGATGTGCTTGACTACATTGACACTGCGCCAACAATCGAGGTAAAAGACAATGGCTAACACACTCTGGCATCCAGCAAGCGAACAGCCACGAGAGCGGACGCATTCTTTGTTGCTTGCGACTAATACAACGTGGCGTGATAAAGATGGAAAAATGTTGCAAGGAATCTCGCCAATAGCGTACTTTCTTGGCTGCTACGCAGACGGTCAGTTCTGGGACGAAATAGGCGAGAGACTGCCGGAAGATGTGACGGTGACGCATTGGATGGCGTTCCCGATGGTATAGGAGAGTTTATGGAAAACAATATCGTTATTACGCAAGATATGATTGACTCGTTTACGGCTTCCATGCGAGAAGCGTACAGAGTATACGGAGACGATGAGGAGCGTGTGCATGGCGCGATGGATGACATTATGTGCGAAACCTTAGATAGGCTTGGCTTTACAGAAGGTGTGGAAATCTTTAACGAAGCACCGAAATGGTATGCGTAAGGAGCAGTAAGCATGACGAACAAGAAGTTTGGCATCATCATTATGGACTTGAGCCTTTTTGACTTCGGGCCGAAGCCGCCTTGTGGGTACATCAAGGCAAAACATATTCGCCCAGCGTACGGCAAAGGCGCAAGGCCTGTCAAGGCGCATAAGCGAATCACAAGAACAAGAGAGGGATTTAGAAAATGACAGAACTCAAGAGATGCCCGTTCTGCGGCGGGAAAGTTGCCATTGCCGAAGCAGGCGACTATTTAACAAGCTGGATGTCTATAACAAGAGGAAACGGCAAGAATGGATGCAAGTGCCGGGTATTCATGGAAAGCAAGCTATACAGCTCTGATTGTTCCGAAGCTGATAAAGAAAAGGTTAAAAAAGACCTTATCGAAGCATGGAACAAACGCTACAAAGAGGATTGAATATGGAGCAGGAACACAAGCCGAGAACGTCAATGATTCTTCTGCTGGAACACGTTCATGCTATGGACGAGTTGACAGACGAGGAATTTGGAGCATTCATCCGCAACTATGCACAATACGTTGAGACCAGAATTGAGCCAGCATACGACAACGACCGTGCTATGCGGATGCTCTGGAAAGTTGTTAAGGCATTCGATGATATGAACGTGCAGAAGATGGAAGAACGTGATAAGCGTAGACGAGAAGCAAACAAGAAAAATATAAACAAGCGTTGGAACGATAAAAAATACGAAAGCATACCAATGGTATCGCAGGATACGAATGGTATAAATGGTATACCAAACATACCAACTGATACGAATGGTAGCTTATCTGTATCTGATTCTGTATCTGAATCTGATAAAAAAGAAAAATGTGAAAAGAAAAATACCAACGAAGTCAAACGCTTCAAAGCACCGACTGTCGAACAAGCCAGAGAATACTTTTCCGAGAAGGGCTACATGGAATCGGAAGCAGAGCGGTTTGTTGACCACTTCACGGCGAATGGCTGGAAAGTCGGCAAGTCGCCTATGAAAGACTGGAAAGCTGCTGCACGGAACTGGATGCGTAATGTGAAGGACTGGAACGGTGGCTATCAGCAGACGATAGCTGAATTGCCTGACGAGGGAGACTTTCTGCGGTGAATATTAAAAATCAGACCCAATACATCCTGCTGGGAGCAGTCCTCACGTTCTCGGAACACGCCGATGTGCTGCAAGACCTTAAAATCGACGATTTTTGCCCTGAATTGCGTGATACATTCGCTGCCATTCTTGGCTATTGGGAACACAACGACAAGTGGAACCCGGTAGAAGTCATGGGGCGGTACGATAACTGCAAGAAAGCAATGGGCGAATGCCTAGATGCCTTTGGCGCAGAGTTCATCCGCAACGTCACCCATGACATGATGCTTGGATGGGCTGGAGTCGTCAAGGAACAGGCGGCATTGTCAAGAGCCAGAGAAATTGCTTTCAAAATCGTTGATGGCTCGACCCGATACGCAGACTTGACGGGCATCTATGAGCAGCTAGGCGAAGCTATCAACCTGCACAGCGAGGGAAGCGATTTCATCCCGATGTGCGATGGCATAGACAATTACATCCGCAGGCTGGATGATAAGCCGGAGTATATCAGCACAGGGCTTAAAGTGCTGGACAACAACTTGCATCTTGTGCTGGGCAACTTCGTTGTGATCGGCGGCAGACCGTCTGCCGGTAAAACTGCTCTATCCCTGCAACTTGCCTGTGAAATAGCCAAAAGCGGACGTAAGGTGGCGTATTTCAGCCTAGAGACAGACCCTGATACCCTCTATGCTCGCATTATCTCAAATCAGCTAGGCGTACCGCTACACACAGTCAAAAACAAGACTGTCAGCATTGACGAGCTTGACCGACTGGCAGCCATTAAGAAATATCCGTTGTACGTCCGCTCCGCTGCCGGTAAGGGCGTTGGATGGATTAGAACGCAGTCCATCAGGATGCAGGCAAAAGTGGTGTTCATCGACTATTTGCAGCTTATCCATCAAGCCGGAGCGAAAGACCGATACAGTGCCGTCACGGAAATCAGTATGGCGCTGCACGAGTTTGCACAGTCCACAGGAACGCTGGTGGTGGCTCTTGCACAGCTCAATCGAGAGACAGCAAGAACAGGCATTCCACCGACTGCCGCAGACCTGCGAGAGAGCGGACAGATTGAACAGGACGCAGATGCAATCATTCTGCTGGCACAGAACGTGACCACGAAAAAGCGGCCAGAGCCGCATTATCATTTTGCGCTTGAAAAGAACAAAGAGGGCAACGTAGGGTCACTGGACATCACGTTTCAGATGGAGACCCAGCAGTTCAAAGAATGCGTATGGATGTGAGGTGATAACTTGTGGCAGAAAATATAGGATATTTACAATCTGACAGTTCAAAAAACGGAGATGAACAGTATACGCCAAGGTATGCCGTAAGACCTCTCTTAGAATTTATTCCAGACAATAAGATTATTTGGTGTCCGTTTGACAAAGAATGGTCTGCGTTTGTCAGTGTTTTGGAAAACAATGGGAATAAAGTGATTTATAGCCATATTGACTATGGACAGAACTTTTTTGATTACGAACCTCAAAAATGGGACATTCTTGCTTCAAATCCGCCGTTTAGCAAAAAAGACGCTGTTCTTCGTAGAGCATACGAGTTAAATAAACCATTTGCATTACTTCTTCCGGCAAATAGCATTCAAGGGAAAACAAGATTTGAGATTTTCAAAAATGACGTTCAAATGCTTTGTTTCGACCAGAGAATAGATTTTATGAATCCAAAACACATGGATAGCCCAGTAAAAGGAACTCCTTTTGGGAGTGCATACTTTTGCCGTGGTTTGCTTCCGACTAAGCTTGAATTGCGCAGATTGGACAAAAAAGCATATAACATCGCTTCTGCGCTCCAATCGCCACAGTAGAATAGGCAAGAAAAACAGATAATAGGGTCAGGGCGATAAAGTTACCGTCTGAACCCCATAAATATTTTTCACTACACAAAATACAGGAGGAAAAGACTATGGTTCCAAACATGGCTGCTGTTCATATAATCGTTGCCAATGCACACAGACGGCACGAGAAAGAACGCAAGGAGCGAGAAAAACGTGAAAAACTTGAAAGGGAAGAACGGCTGATTTGTCGAAAAACGATTCCATGCTGGGCTTGCTACGATGAATTTCCTGAATCATGCCCCAAGAAGAAAATCAATCAGAAATAACGCAAAGGAGAAAACAACTATGGCACTTGCCAACATCGAACGTGAGACTATCATCAACTTCAACGCAGCGGAAGATACCGCAGAAATCTACACGGCAGACCCAGTTTACATTCGCAAACTGGACAAGCTCTGTGAGCAGTTCCCCGATACATACAAGTTTATGGCGGAGCTGTCTGCCAAGCGGTGCAAGGAATCCAAGACCTATTCGATGCCGAAACGTCTTGTGAAGTTCCGGCCGCCTGTCACTCGTGAGATTAGCGAAGAGCAGCGTGAAGCACTGGCAGAGCGTTTGCGTAAGGCAAGAGAAGCCAAGAATATCTAATCTTAGCTCGTACGACTACAAAACTACTGTATCAGAAAGCATGGAATGGTGTCAGGTAGTAAAACTACCCTCTGCGACTATTCCGTGCTTTTTTCTCTTGTTATTTATCAGGGGAAAACGGCAAGGTCTGGATTTGAGAAAGATTCGTCTAGTCACAGGGCAGATTGAGACGAAAGCGAAGCGCATGAGACAAAACGGCTGCGACTATCAGCGCAAAGTGGTGTTACATTGCAAAAACATCCAATCTTCCCCCCTTTCTTCCCCCTCTTTCCCCTACAACCCCTATTACCCCCTATAATCCCCCTAACTCCCCCCTCAAACAAATAAATTGTTTGAGGCCCCCGCGCCAAAATGGTGCGACAACTGCGACAACTGAAAACGATAACCAAATGCTTTGCAAAGGTTCTTTCCCCCTACAACCCTCTATCTCCAAAAGCTATACCGTTAGCCAGCAGGCCAGACCGTGACCGGCATTTACCGTCAGGTTCTATTGGCTGAATAAAGGCATACCGTCTATTTGACCTCTACGTTACGTCACCCTCTATCGTCCGGCGCACCGCGCCGACCGGGTGACCTTCAACGGTAACAGCATCTAGCCTGTAAAGAGTAGCAGCGTCTGACCCATCACACTCCACGACTATTTCACATGGAGAATTGACTTTATTTTGTAGTCGGTTTGATATGTACAAATGTTGCATAGACTATTCCTAGCAGAATGCTATGAATTGATTAGAATACCATAGTGCGTTACTGGGAATTAAATCGAGCGGGAATAGACCAAATCTGACGATACGACTATTTCAGCAGAATAATCCCCAGATAGTTACTAGGATATATAAGCGTATATTATAATAAGTACTGTTGGTATACGAATTTGGTATGGCTGTCTGAGAATAAAATTGACAGGTGTCTTGACAGTTATTGATTTTGTGGGATGTCGGACGGCTTAGCGACTATCGCATCTCCATTCTCCTAAAAGGCGAACGACTATTTCACACAAAAAATACACGACTATTTGACGATAACTCGCAAGAAAACGCTACGACTATTACTCTACGACTATCAGCGGATAGCTCGTTATTATACTATATATAGGACTTTCAAACACTGGCCGTCTGACGACTTTACGACTATTCCACGACTATCAGCCGGGAGAAGTTACGACTATTCCAGCCGGAACGCTGCGACTATTGCTGACCTCTATTAGCTATCGGGCGAAAGCCCGAAAAGAGATACGGCGGTAGCCGTCAACGGTTCCGCGCCGCCCCTGCCGCTTGACTGCCCCGCCGGGCTGGCATGGTCTGCGCTATGCTGCACCGCCGGGCATGGATTCATAACAGGGTGCAGCGGTGCGCCCTTATATACCTTATTATAATATGGCGACTACTCTGCCTTGTACAGCGTCCGGCGTGGCGGTGGTATCTGGTATATGCTGGAGGCATTGCGGTGCTGTGATACGCTCCAGCGTGGCGCGGGCGGTGCATAGCTGGCTTGTGTGGCTGCTATACTGTGTGCGCTGTAATGGGTAAAATTAACGGAAACGCCCCTACAAAATCCTGTAAACGCTTTTTGGGTTGCGGTGGTATAACTGCATTTATGGCGCAAAAGCCGCTGTAAACGCTTGTGCGTGGCTGTATTGCAACAAGGCAAAATAAAAGCCCTGCACCCTCAGCAGGTGCAAGGCAAAAGAAAAACCCCGCCGGACTGGGGCGGGGTTGAATATAAAAGTGCGTCAGCGCTGGCGGCGCCAAACATTATAATCTGTTGCCGTCATGATGGTATAGCCGCCGCAAACCTTGACAACAACGTCTGCACCGGTTGCGGCCTTGCGTGCGTAGTAACGGGTGGTATACAGTCCTGTATTGATGTCATATCCCTTATTAGTGTTAGTCATTGTGTAACCCTCCATATTATATAAGTGTGTTCCGGCGTCCTTATTTGGACGCCTTGAACAGTGCCGAGAAAAACCAAAAGATGAACAGGATACAAAAAAATATCATGTGCAGCGCCTCCCCTTAAATACGCCCTTCGGCTGTTTTGTCGAAAATATAGTGTGATCCGCTGTCGCTCCGGCGCACAAAAATGTCATCTTGCCAGCCGTTAGAAACGATTATACGCAACATGGTCAGCATACCGTCATAATATGCTTTATCTTTTGCCGTTTTTTGGTGCTGTCCGGCTTTATCGAGTGCAGCAAGTGCACAGCTAAATCTTTTTTCGTCAATCATGTTATAACCCCCTTTATACCACGCTGAAGCGCTTGTAGGTGGTCTTGCTGCTGCACTCGGCGTAAACATCCGGGTGCAGCGTCTTGAGAAGCTTGCTATCTAACCGGACACTTTGAACGTCCTTATAGATAGCCTTTACCGTACCTTGCGCCATTTCCGGCGCACCCTGCATCATGCCGATAATATCAGCTTTAATGCTTTCGTTCATTGCTTCAAGCTCTTCCAAAAGCCGCTTGTTTTCGCGGTATTCGTTCACCTTTTCTTCAAACAACGTCATTTTTTTATACCTCCATAAAAAGATGCAAGGCGGAATTTGCTTTTTTGTGTCGCTCAAAATCGGCCTGTGTACCGTGCCCAAAATTAAAAGCGCCGGTAATGCGGTCCGCGTCCCATATACTATAAGCACCGGCGTTAATAGCGGCTTTAACGTTGCCGCGATACTCTGCCGCAAGCTCCGGCTTATAAATATCAATTGTCATTTTGCCCCTCCTTATTAGCTGTTAAGAAACGCGATCATAACCAGCGCACCGGAAATCATGCCGCCAACGTACCAGAGGGCGGCCCACTGGGAAAAGTCAAGAGTAATCATTGTTTGACCCCCCCTATCACATAACCTGAAACAGCGCAGACGTGCGGGCGGTGACGGCGTACAGTTTGCCGGTGGTGTTGCCCTTTACCAGGACGCCGGTGCAGCCATACAGGCCTGTGCTGTATGCGATGGTCTCAAACCCGCATTCTGCAACGCGAATTGCGTCAATCTCCGAAAAGCTCTTTTTAGTCAAGTCGGTTGCGGCGTTGGTGGTAACATAGTGGCGAATATCTTTTAATGTGGTTTTCATGTTTTTTTTTTCCCTCCTGTTTTGTAACGGTATTTGGTAGGTGTTACGCTTTCTTGCGTCTGATTATATTATACGCTTTCTTGCGTAATTGTCAATAGGTATTTACGTTTTTTTGCGTATTTATTTTTTGGGTTTTGGCTTGTCCGCTTTTGCACAGTTTCGGACACACTGCCCGTCCTCCAGCCCCGCCGCCGGTGCGATCTGCCCGGCGTGGGCGGTCTGGTATCGAGTGCAGACCGGTGCAGCGTGTCCAGCGTCTGGGCGTGTGTCGTGTTTTGTATGTCTGCCTTGTTGCCTGCCGTGCGCAGTCGTTCCGGGCGCGCTGGGGCTGGGGTCTCCACCGACGGGGTATACAGGCAGCGCCGGGGGTGGGGTGGTGAGCCTTTCAACCACCGAAAAAATAAAAAAGGCTCAAAAATAACCCCCACCCCTATCGCCAATTTCAAAAATTCCGCCGCAAAAACAAAAAGACCCCTACAAAGGGTCTGTGTTCTGTGCTATACTTGCCTTGCAAGCCTTGAAAGGGAGGAATCTGCAATGAATCAAAAGAATGACAAGAATAAAGAAAGACGCGAAAAGAACGAAAAGATTTCCGCCTCAATATGGGGCATCATTATCGGTTCCGCTCTTTTGGTTTTTGGTGTGTATCTTATGGCACATGGTATTTCAAACGTTATATAAAATTTTTGCCAAAGAAAGGGAGAATCAAAAATGAGGAAGAGAATCATTGCGGTGGCTCTAGCAGCGGCTATGATGCTTGCCATGCCTATTAGCGCAATGGCAACAACGAAACCCGATGAATGGTCTGCTCCCGTTGAGCTGGAAGAAACTAATGCAACGCAAGTTCAGCCAATAAACATTAAGGAATCCCACAGTCACCTTGAAGTTAAATACGAGTACGGTAAAACGAGATACTATGTGTTCTACGCTGTATTGGTTGAAAACCCCAACACCGATTGGGCGGTCGATTTTGTTTCGCTAAATGTCACGGTATACGGCGAAGATGGCTCCGTCTTAAAGACCGGTTCTGAAACGCTGGACTGGGTTGGCGAGGGTGATTCTTATTGGTATGGCGATTATATCGCTTTTGACTCTGATGGCGTTAAGCCGACAAGAATTGAGTATACGACAAGCGCAGAGAACTGGAATGTTCACGAAGCAAGTCCTGCCAATCAGATTGTCCGTGCTGGCGAACTGGCCGTCACGAATGTTTCTAAGCGTGGCTCTGGCTACGATTTGCGATTCACTGGACAGGTTACGAACAACAGTCAGTTCACAAGCAACGCAGTCAAGGTCATTGTCCTTTACAAAATGAAAGACACCGAAGGCAATGAAGTTCCTGTTGGCGGTGAGTATACTTACATCATGGACAGCCTTGCTTCGGGCCAAACAGCATCATTTGAGCTTCATCCATTGAGTGGATTTACTGGTTATAGCTCTTATGAAGTAGTTGCCATTCAAGATTAACGCATAAAACAAAAGCCAGTGGTTAGAGAACATCTAGCCGCTAGCTTTTCTTATTAGATGTTATACGCTTCTGCAGATGCTTGCATAGACCGACATTTTTTGATATAATAGACCGCGAAAGAAAGACTGCTTGCAGCACCTTCTTTTGTAACGGATAAGCTATCAGCTAAACTTTGGTAGGTGGGTGCTGATAGCTTATTTTTTTATTTTTTCTTGACAATTTACGCTAGAAAGCGTATACTAGCATTAAAGAAAGAGAGGAACGAAAAATGGCCGCAACGAATAACAAGGTGAACTCAAGCGAAATTCTTCGTGACATAATGAAGAATCAGCATAAAACATACGAATATCTCCGGGAAAAGCTTGACTACAAAACCATTTCCAGCGCATCTTCTCGTGTCCTCGCTGATGACATGAAATTATCTACAATGGTTCAGATTCTTGAAGTTTTTGGGTACAGACTGGTTGTAGAACCTGCGAATGGGAAACTCACTCGTGCTGGTTGCTATGAAGTCGTAGAGGAAAAGGACGGTGAACCCGAATGATTTACGGTTACGCTCGTGTCAGTTCCGCTGGTCAGGCGATTGACGGCAACAGCCTTGAATCGCAGGAAGAAGCTCTCAAGGCCGCTGGTGCAACTAAGATTTTCAAAGAGGTTTATACCGGCACTAAAATGGAACGTAAGGAACTGGACAAGCTGGAAGCGGAAGTCCAGAGCGGCGATACAATCGTTGTGACAAAGCTAGATCGTGTTGCCAGAAGCCTTGTCGGTGGGTATGAACTGATTGATTCATGGATTGAAAAAGGAATCCGGGTGAACGTGCTGAATCTTGGCGTGATGGACAACACCCCTGCTAGTAGGGCTATGAGAGGTATGTTTCTTGTATTTGCCCAGTTTGAACGTGACATGATTGTTGAGCGCACCAAAGAGGGCAAGAAGATTGCCAGTCAGCGCCCCGATTACAGGGAAGGCCGCAAGCCTACGGAGTATGACCGAAACCTCTTTGATATTCTGCACGAACAGGTGGAAAAACGTCTGCTGACCGTCACCGATGCTGCAAAACAGCTTGGTGTAACCCGCCAGACATGGTATCGGATTGCTGAACAGAACAGGTGGCATTGTTCGTAACCTATAATAAAATGAGAAGGGAGAATACATTGAAAACGATTAATGGAAAATATTCTTCTGCAAAAGTTTTCACGGACAATATTGAAGATAAGGCATCAGAGCAGATTTTGACGCTTTGCAATCAGAGTTTTGTTAACGGATGCAAGATTCGCATTATGCCAGATGTTCATGCTGGCTCTGGATGCGTCATTGGATTCACGGCAAACTTGGGCAAGAAGGTCATTCCCAATATTGTCGGCGTTGACATTGGCTGCGGAATGCTTGTTGCTGAACTCGGAATTGAACATATCGACCCGGAAAAGTTGGATAAAGTAATCAGAGAACGAGTCCCGGCTGGAATGAACGTTCACGAATCGCAGAAAATGTCGGGAGCCTTTCTTAACCAACTTGACTGTAAAGATAGCCTGCATAATGTTGACTGGATTCTTCGTAGCATGGGTACTTTGGGTGGCGGAAACCATTTTATCGAGCTGGACGAAGATGAAGAAAAAAACCAGTACCTTGTTATCCATACTGGAAGCAGGAATCTCGGTAAACAAGTTGCAGAATATCATCAAAACGTAGCAATTTCTAATATCAAAGGAAAGAACAAAAGAAAAGAAGCTACGGAACGACTGATTGAGGAACTGAAAAAGCAAGGCCGTGAACAGGAAATTTCGAAAAAAATCAAAGAGCTGGATGTTCAGTTCCCCGATATTCCGAATGAGCTTTGCTATCTTGAAGGGAAAGAACGTGATTCTTACCTTAACGATATGCGGATTTGTCAGGCATTTGCGAAAATGAATCGGGCAAGAATTATGCATACCATTTTAGACGGCGTTGGAATAAATTCTATACTGACCCATGCGTCCTTCTTTGAAACCGTTCATAACTATATTGATGAATCGGATGATATTATCCGAAAAGGCTCTGTATCCGCTAGAGATGGTGAGAAGCTGATTATTCCTCTTAATATGAGAGACGGAAGCCTTATCTGTGTTGGCAAGGGCAATCCTGATTGGAATTTCTCTGCTCCGCATGGAGCTGGTAGGCTGTATAGTAGAACAGCGGCTAAAAAAGCATTCAGCGTTGAAGAATATCAAAAGCAGATGAACGGAATTTACACTACCTCAGCCGATGAATCCACGTTAGATGAATGCCCGATGGCATATAAGCCAGCACAGGAGATTATCAACGCAATCTCCCCAACAGTTGATATTGTAAAACACATTAAGCCCATTTACAATTTCAAAGCGGGAGAATAAAACCGAAAGGAAAACGACATGAAAACCGCAAAATTGTCAGATCAAAGCTTGAAGCTCATTGAAACGTTGTGTGATTACACCAACAAGCCGGATATTCTCAATGCCATCGCGGACGCTTTGTACTACGATGCGGACGAGCTGAAACGCAGGCTCAGCCAGCTTGCAAAAGAAGTCAAATAAACTGAGCGACCCATTTATTAAGGTGGATTTTAGCAAATAATTTTCTGAAATAAAATTATAAAACCGAATATTTGATTTTTGTGCAGTTGTAGGCACTCTTTACATTTTCAGGTAGGGGGTGCCTATTTTTTATGCAGCCAAAACAGTGTATTGCCATCATTGACAGCATCAAAACGTATGCAAAGCAGAATCCGACAGAAGCACAGGTCTACGAGGACTGGTTTCAGGCGGTCGTGAACCTGAGAGACGCACTGCCGCAAGACAAGCGGTTCGATGCCTACAAATACTCTGGTGAGCTGCGCTCTGTCTGCGCAGCCATGATGGGCAAGATGAAAACAGGCGAGGACGTGGCGAAGGTCTATGACATTATCAGCCGGACGTACCTGTTTGAAGCAAAGGACGTTTTTGACAGCTATTGCATCTACCTTGAATGGAATCGTGCGCCAGAGAAGAAGTTCTATCAGCCACGAAGAAAGGCGCTTTTGACGCTGGTTTGTGACCTAGAGGACTTGTTTTTCCACCGTGTAGAATTTCTTGGGGTTAGTCAGCCTCCTCGTACGGGAAAAAGTACTCTCTGTATATTTTTCATCACATGGCTGATGGGTAACCGCCCGGACGTCGCATCGGTAATGAGCGGACACTCCGACAAGCTGACCAACGGCTTCTACGGCGAAGTACTGTCCATCATTACTGACCCTGTTACCTACAACTGGGGCAAAATCTTCCCTGACGTTCAGCTTGTGGATAAGAGCGCAAAGGACGAAAGCGTTGACCTGAACCGAAAAAAGCGTTTCCCCACCCTGACCTGTCGTTCCATCGGCGGTACGCTGACTGGTGCTGTTGAAGTTGGTGAGGGCGGCGTTCTGTACAGCGATGACTTGATCGAGGACTTGGAGGAAAGCCTGAACATTGAGCGTCTAAACAACAAGTACGATGCCTACTTAAACCAGTTGAAAGACCGAAAAAAGCAGGGCGCATTGGAATTGATGGTCGGTACACGTTGGAATGTGCTTGACCCTCTGGGACGCATCCAAAGCCAGTATGCAGACAACCCGAAGTACAGATTCCGGGTGATTCCCGCTGTAGACGAGAACGGACACAGCAACTTCAACTATGACTACGGTGTTGGATTTGACGATGCCTATTATGCCGATATGAAAGCCAGCATTGACGATGCAACATGGTGGGCAAAGTACATGGGCAAGCCCTATGTGCGTGAAGGTCTGCTGTTCCCTGCTGATGAACTGCGGTATTTCAACGGCGTTCTGCCTGACGGTGAGCCTGATCGCAAGCTCATGGTCGAAGATATTGCTTGGGGCGGCGGCGATTTTACATCCGGCCCCATCGCCTATGTTTATAATGGCTCTGTGTTTATTCCCGATGTTGTTTTCAATAATGGCGATAAAACCGTTACCAAGCCTGAAACGGTCGGAAAAATTATTCAACATAAATTGAACACATACAGAGGTGAAGCTAATAATGGTGGCGATGAATACTGCGATAGTATAGACAGTATGCTCCGGCAGCAGGGCTATCACTGCTCTGTTCGCAGCCAACGTGCGCCCAGCGGTCAAAGCAAGCTGTCCAGAATCATCCAGTATGCGCCGGACATCAAGCGGTTTTACTTTCTTGACGAGAAACACCAGTCGAAAGAGTACAAGGCGTTCATGGAACAGGTGACGATGTTTACGCAGCTTGGCAAAGTTTCGCACGATGATGCACCGGATAGTCTGGCACAGCTTGCCGATGAACTGTATAACGGAATCAGTAAAATTGAGCCTGTCAAGAGGCCTTTTTGATTAAAAACACAATATATTGTGTTCGCTGGGTCTATTTATTTGATTTCACCACTTGACAAGGCTTATAATGTACGCAGGAAGTTTTGCAGCTTCCTCTAAGGAATATCCCGGCGCAGCGAGGTTTTGTCATTTTTACTCGCTTGCGTGTCAACGAGCATATTCCTCCTTTCACCGGTGGAGGTTTTCTCACTCTTTCGCCTTCACCGGGCTTTATATGTTGCGTTTCCAATTGTAAGGGGAATGCCAGCCTGTCTCCCCCACGGCTGGCAAGCAACGGTTCGATTCCGTTACGCAGCACAACCAACTACCTAGCTTTGCATGGACTTATTCTCCAAAACCTCCACCGCTATTCCCGGCTCTCGATGCGATGTTTAGGCATGACATTGCAAAGAACAGCGGTTAACCAATCAAGCCGGGTTTCTATGTTGCATTAGCTCGGTCAGGCTAGAGCATCCGGCTCATAACCGGATCGTTGCAGGTTCGATTCCTGCACGCGGCATGATATGTTCCCGTAGCTCAATTGGTAGAGCACTGGTCTCCAAAACCAGAGGCTGCAGGCTCGGTCCCTGCCGGGAATGCCAGCTGCGTACCCTGTGAGGGGGCGGCGCATGACTAACAAGACATCACATCCACTTGGCGGGGTGCCCATTGTGGACACATTACGATATGCTGCCATAGCTTAGTGGGCTAGAGCGCTTTGCATCTGATACATGCAAGGTAACATTGGCGATACACACCACCCATGGCTCTGCGTTTAGCCAGCGCAGAAGTTAATGCGGTGTGGGCGTTGGTTCAAATCCAACTGGCAGCACCAAAATTGCAGCTGACCCGTTTACGTCTGTCCGACAACTGAATGTAAAGGCTGCAATGGTTTTCTTCGGGCGAAGAATAGCACGGCTGGAAGTGCGAACAGTTTCCCAGTAGCTTCTGACAGGTCTGTGCTCAACAGCCTGTTCCCAGAAATTCAACGAAAGGAGCACAGATGGTAGCAAAAGTCAGATGCAAGCGTCCTAAAAAAGACGCAAACGGCAATCCGTGTGATTGCGGACGTTATCTTGGCGAAGTAGAAGGCAAGTTCTCCCTTCTGTGCCCTCTTTGCCATTGGATTACAATTGGAGATTCCAACCTTCCGAAAGAAACATGGGTTTCCGTACCAAAGTTTAAGAACTGAATAGCTTTTGAAGCGCAGTTGTAAGCGCAGTGAGATAGACCTTAACAGGTTTGTCTTGCTGCGCTTTTTATTTTGCCGGAAAGGAGGAACACATGGCTAAGTATCAGATGGTTGTTGACGGCTTTTTGAATGATCCGCTGACTGGACGTAGACCAATTGAAACGCCGGAGACGGAAATCAATCAGACAAACGTGCTGAAAGTGGTCACGGGCAAGGCAGAGCCTATTCATCTGCTGAACAAGAATGAGATTCGCTTTCTGCACAACTACTACTTGGGTAGCCAGCCTGTCCTCCATCGCACGAAGGAATACCACGCTGAAATCACCAACCGCATTGTAGAGAACCACGCCAACGAGTGCGTGGGCTTCTACACAGGATATATGAGTGGCACACCGTGCTCTTATGTGCGGTCTGAAACGGCAACGGGTGACGGCGAGGAAATCGCTCGGCTGTCTAATGCCTTGCAGTATGAGGGCAAGGACGCGCTTGATCGGCGGCTCTGGCAGTGGATGTTGGAGTGTGGACAGGGATACCGCATTGTTCTTCCTGACAAGGGGTACAGCGGCAACTATCCGGACGAAACACCCCTGCTGGTGGATGTTCCAGACCCAGACATGGCGTATGTGATTTACAACTCCGGCATCGGGCATAAGCCCATTGCCAACGTGCTGCACATCCCACGCAATTATCAGAATGACCTGAACGACCTGATTTGCGTATACACGCCAAACCAGTACTTTGAAATCGACAACGGCAAGGTCACAAAATTGGAGAATCATTCTCTGGGAATGTTGCCGATGGTCGAATATAAGCTCAACCCGGAGCGTATGGGTCTGTTTGAACCCGCTATCCCTGTGTTGGATGCCATCAACGACCTTGAAAGCAACCGGCTGGACGGTGTGGCGCAGTTCATCCAGTCCATCATGGTGTTTACCAACTGCCTTGTGGACAAGGATGCTCTCGACCAAGTAAAAGAACTTGGCGCAATGTGTCTGAAGTCCACCGCTGGTCTGCCTGCTTCTGTCTCACAGATTGCAAACGAGCTTGACCAGCAGCAGAGCCAGACCCTGCTTGATTCCATGTTGAACGTGTACCGCAGCCTGACTGCCATGCCTAGTGCAACTGGTAGCGAAAATGCAACGTCTGACAACGTGGGCGCAGTTATTGTCCGAAACGGCTGGAATCACACAGAAGCAAGGGCGCAGCAGTATGAGAATATGTTCAAGTTTGCGGAACGCCAAAGCCTGTCTGTGATGCTCAAAATTCTGCGTGATACGGCTGGTTCTAAGCTAATGGCAAGCGACATCAATATCAAGTTGCCACGCCGCCAGTATGATAACCAGCAAAGCAAGGTTCAGATTTTTGCACAGATGCTTAGTCAGAGCATTGACCCGCAGTTGGCATTCACAACGCCCGGTCTGTTCCCTGACCCGCAGGCTGCTTACGAAATGAGCAAGCCCTTCCTGATTGCCGCTGGCAAGTTGGGAGAGGACGGAAAGGCACCGAAGCCGCAGGAACAGCCGACTGACCATATTGCCAACCCCGGCAAAATGGTTGGCGAACAGACTAATGCAAAGGAAGGAGAGCAAAAATGAAGAAGCTGTTTATTTCTTGCCCGATGAAGAATCGGTCGGAAGAAAATATTCGGATGACGTTTGACCGTTTGCACAAGATTGCCGAAGCAGTGTACGGTGAAAGTCTTGAGGTTATCCCGACCTATATCGAAGATAACCCGCCTAAGTGCAGAACTGAAGGACTTTGGTATCTTGGAAAGAGCATCGAACTTCTCGCACAGGCTGATTATTTTATCGGCATTTGCGGCGATAATGCCTTTCAGTATAACGGCTGTACTGTAGAAATTGATGCTGCAAAGTTGTATGGCGTTCCAGTCTATCTTGTCCCGACCGTTTTCGCCGCTCCTGATGCTGCGAAAGAAGAACTGGTTTACAACGGCGCAGGGGAACTAATCGACTAAAAATCAATCCGCGTAAGCGGGCTGATATATTCCGGCAGGGAAGCCGGGATACAAATTTCGCAGCGTTGCAGGGAAGCAACGGTAAAAAAACGCAGGAGGAAATTAACGATATGAAACTCAATGTGTTGCTTGGTGATGCCTACAAAGAGGGCATGACCGCCGATGAAATCATTTCTGCGCTTGAAAAGGTTGCAGACCCTAACGCAGAAGTTGAGAAGCTGCGCAACGCCGTGACGAAAGCCAATGGCGAAGCTGCCGAGTATAAGAAGCAGCTCAAGGCAAAGCGTACCGATGACGAGAACGCCGCACAGGAACAGGCTGACAAGCTGGCAGAGATGCAAAAGCAGATTGAAGCCCTGACTGCCGACAAGGAAAACCTCATCAAGGAAAAAACTTTTGCATCTTACCGTGAGAAGTTTGTTGCACAGGGTTATGATGCTGAACTGGCTGGCAAGGCTGCATCTGCACTGGCTGACGGCGACGTGGACAAGGTGTTTAAGTTCCAGTCGGAGTTTATGATCGCCCACGACACCGCTTACAAGGCTTCTCTGCTGAAGGATATGCCCACACCTCCGGGCGCGGATGGCAAGGGCGGTTCTGATAGCGAAGGCGTGGCGTTTGCTAAGAGCCTTGCACAGCAGAACGCAAATACTTCTAAGGCATCGAGTGACGCAATGAGTGCTTTCCATTAACAAGGAGGAAAACATGAAGTTTACCCGAAACACGGTCAACGGAATCAACGATACCATCCTTGCTTCCAATGACTATACCGCCATCCCCTTTACCGTTGCTGGTACTGACGTGGTAAAGGCCGGTTATCCCATGACGCTGGCTGGCGCGAAAGCTACCGCGTCCGGTGACACTGGCGCAAAGACCATCAACGCTGATGGCATTTTGCTGTATGACGTTGACCCGAACGAGAACCCCAACGCTTCTCTGCTGATTCGTGGCGTTATCGACACCAAGAAAGCAGCTGCAAGTTCTGGCTTCACCTTTGACGCTGACGCAATCAAGGCACTCAAGACCGCCGTCCCCGGCATCTTCTGCCGTGACAACATCAGCGTGAACGCTTAATAGGAGGTAAAACAACATGGCACTGAATCTTAAGGAAGTCTTTGCCCCGGCTGCGATTGCCGCCTATTGGACGAATGACCCTACCAATGCGATGCCTTTTGCATCTGACGCACTGTTCCCCGCAAAGAAGAAGGCTGGTCTCGACCTGAAGTGGCTGCGTGGCCACAAGGGCGTTGGCGTATCCCTGATGCCCAGCGCATTTGACGCAAAGGCTACGTTCCGCACTCGTGAGGGCTTCAAGTTCGATGAGACTGAGATGCCGTTCTTCCGTGAGGGCTACCATCTGGGCGAGAAAGACCGTCAGGAAATCCTGCGTGTTCTGGACAGCAACGACCCTTACGCTCGTGACGTGATGAACCGCCTGTACGATGACACCGCACAGCTTATCACTGGCGCACGTATCGTACCTGAGCGCATGATCTGGCAGCTGCTGGCTCCCGCCAATGGCGTTCCCGGCATCACCATCAAGGCAAACGGCGTGAACTACACCTACAACTACGACCCAGACGGCGGCTGGAAATCCACCAACTTTAAGGATATCAGTGGTGTCGCCAAGTCTAAGTGGTCTGCTGCCACCGCAACTCCCATTGCAGACCTGAACGCCGCAAAGGACGCTATTCTGGCAAGCGTGGGCGAAGTCGTGACTGAGGTGTACATGAACACCTCTACCTTCCGCAACATGATTGCTGCGGATGAGGTGAAGAACCGGTTCATGACCGTCACCGCAAAGGCAAACGCCGTTCTGCTGGACGCTGAAGCACGGCAGATTATCGAATCTGCAACCGGTCTGAAGATTCATCTGTACGACAAGATGTTCAAGGCAGACCAGTACAGTGCAAGCGAGAAGTATCTGCCTGACGGCATGGTGGTTATCACCCCCGCTGGCGCGCTGGGCAATGTCTGGTACGGCACTACTCCTGAGGAAGCCGACCTGCTGTCTGGCCAGTCTGGTGCATCCGTGTCCATCGTGAACACCGGCGTTGCCATCACCACCGAGCTGACCGTTCATCCGGTTAATGCCAACGTCTACGCTTCCGAAATCGTCCTGCCGTCCTTTGAGCGCATGGACGCTGTGTACTGCATCAAGGCTTACTAAGGAGAAACATCATGCCTGTACCTATGTGCGGCATTATTGCCGCTTCCGCAAACGCCATGAATCAGGCTCGTAAACGCAAGCGAGTATGTAATCTCAAGGGTGATAATAACGAGTTCTGCAAGTATTGTCTTCTTGGAAAAGATGGCGAGTGCATTGAAAAGCAGGCAGATGAAAAGAAAACCTGAGGCGAAAGGAGGAAGGCAGCATGGGAGACCAGTATTCCGAAGCGGCAGTCAAGCTGGGACAGTACATTGCTCCTGCACTTGACCGTGAAGTCACGGACGAGGACTACCCACTCTTCGACCTGCTGCTTGATTTCGCCAAAGACAAGATATTTGCACAGGGCTACCCCTTCGGCAACAGACCGGACGAGCTGCCTTTGCAGTATCAGTCGTTGCAGATACGCATTGCAGCGGAACTGTACAACCACATCGGCGCAAACGGACAGACGAGCTATACCAATAATGGCATTACTCGTGTGTGGGAATCGTCCGATGTAGCGCAGTCCCTGCTGAACGAAGTAGTTCCGAGAGTAGGTGTTATCGGCTGATGTTCAATGGAAGCCCTCTGGACAAGCGCCCGCTTTGGTATTCAAACCCTATCGGCGAGAAAACGCCTGTTGTGGACGAGTGGGGAAATGAGACTGGCGAATCCGCATACGAATCGTGGAGCGACCCCGCAAAGCTGATGCTGAATGTCAGCCCGCCTACTGGTTCTGCGGAAGCAAACCCTTTTGGAGCGTTCACGGATTACAGCTACGTTGTCAGTTCGTCGAGCAAAAAGCGCAACACACCGCTTTACGAAGGTACACACGTCTGGTTTCAAACGGACGTTTCAAAGCCCTTCAATTACACTGTGGTCAAGGTCGCAGAGCATATTACAGACACGCTGTATGCGCTGAAAGAGGTGGCTGCAAGTGAAAATTAAAGTGAGACTGAGCGATGCCGGACTTCGTGATGCGGAACGTCAGATACAGGAGTACAAGACCGCCCTGAACAAAAAGGCGCAAAAGTTTGCAAAGTCGTTGGCTGACAAAGGGCTTGATGTGGCGAAAGTTCGCTTTGCAAATGCAGAATATGCCGGTAGCAACGATGTCTCTTGTCGTGTTGAGCAGAACGGAAACATTTGCACCATCATTGCAGAGGGCAAGTCAGTCGCCTTTATCGAGTTTGGTACCGGTGCGCATCACAACGGATATGGCGGCGAACTGCCGCCCGGTGTTGGTGCGCATGGCTCCTATGGTCAAGGCAAAGGTGCTGGCAGACGTTGGTACTACTACGGTGACCCCGGTAATGCCGGAACCTATGTGGATACCGTTCCCGTCAAGGGACGGTTGAATTACACCAGCGGTAACGAACCAGCTATGGCTATGTGGGGAGCTGTTGAAGAAATGGCTTCTCAAGTTGAAGCAACGTGGAGGGAGGTTTGGAATAGTTGATTGATTATTTCAATTCCATCTACACGGCTGTTGCTAAGGAACTGCGAAAGCAAGTTCCCGGTATCTTCGTTACTAGCGAAATTAGTGACAGCCCTGTTAAGAGGTTTCCGTGTGTGCAGATAGAGGAAAATAACAATTTGCCTGTGCATCTTGATTCTGCCGATCACAGCAAGTACGCCGCCGTTTCCCTGCGTGTGCGTGTCTACTCTAACAAGAACCCCGGGCGCAGTGCAGAAGCACGCTTTATTGTTGGAATCGTGGATTCTGTTCTCGAACCCAAAAAGTTCTATCGCAAATCGTTTGCCCCGTTGAATGGGCTGTACAACAATTCCGTCTATCGGATTGATTGCAGCTATGGGGCAACAATCGGAGAGGA